ACTAACTAATTCCTCTCCACCTTTTTTAGCTCCTTCATAAGCTTCAAATTCATCAGTTACAGGTAGTATAGGTTTTATAGGAGGTGAACCAGGACCTACCTGTACATAATCATAACTACCATCGTCTTGTCTAATTAATTGTGCTACCATTTATAATTTTTCCTTATTCCGTCTGTTGGCCTCTGGGAGGTTGAGTAGTTGCCGCACTAAAGCCAGTTTCCCCTGGCAGCGGAACAGATCCTGTTCCAATGTTGCCACCTCCAGCTCCTGTTGTATCTGTTGCCGAAGCTCCTGGAGGTATTGGGCCAGCTTGTCCCATTTGACCTTGTCCTCCAGCAGCGGCAGTATTGTTTTGATTTCCATTTGCCATCCCCATTATTTTTGCATAAATCTCAGCTCTTTCTGGATCATTAATTAATTGATCTGGATCGATATCCAGCGACTTAGCTATTTCTTTTAAGCATGTGTGCCATCTTACAAAAGGTGCCAAAGCAGGATTGGATGCTGTTTGCATAAACGTCATCAATCGTTGCGAGCGTACTTCTTTTTGCATTAAAGAAGATGTACCCTGTGCCTTAATTTCTAGATCACCTTTAATATGCGGAGACTCGTCATTAAACTGCATGTTCCAGTGAAATAAGGATTCTCCTAGGGGCTTTAATAAATAGTCATCAATATTTTTAATAACTGTTTTAATACTTAATGCTGCAGCTCCCATTAACATGGACATTCCTGCCGCAGTTCTTGTTGTTGTTTGAATACCTGTTGCTCCGTGTGAATAGGAAGGTATTCCTGTTGATTCATCAGCCAGTTGTCTGAACTTATCAAACATCATTAAATTTTCATTAGCCGTATTTGGAAATTTAACGCCATGAATAGCTTGTCCTGGCTGTCCACTTTGTCTTCTAAATATCTTTCCAGGAAATACTTTCATATCCTGTCCTGGAACTAGTAAAGTTTCATCAATATCAAATACTAAATTTCCTGCCAATGCCAAGTTATCAATCGCCATTCGTGCATGGCCATTCATAACTTGTTGGGAGTCTTCCATATTTTCTGGAATTCCTACTCCAAAAAATTGATAAGGATTAACTTCGTAAGGTGAGAGTAAATAAGGTATTCGTTTTGGTGTAAACGGATTTTCTACTAATCGTAAAATATAACCGCCACAAATCCAGGCATTAATCTGGACAATTTCATCATCCGTTTCATAATCAACTCCGCACTCATCTGCTAATTTTTTATCAATAGCTCCCCAATATTCTAAAACTTCAAATCTATTTTTATAAAGTTGAGTTATATTTTCTCTATCATATAAAGAAGATTCATATCCTCTTGTTTGATAGTTAGGACCTTTTTCTAAACAAGCCCTAAGTTCTTTTTCTCTGAACAGAGGCTTGCCTATTAAATTTTCAAGTTGCTGTCTATTATATGAATGTCTCTGAATAACATAATCACAATCACGAATAGTTGTTGCATTCGGATCAGGATAAAAATCCCAGCAAGAAACAGCTTCAATCGATGGAATTAATTTTGTTTTAGCAACATAAATATTATCAATATTTCCTTCATCATCTTCTACGGTATCATAACTATGATAAGTTTTAGAATCGGTAAAGGGTCCTTTTAAAATTCCTGTACCTAATAATGCCATTTCAAAAAAGACATGGCGTAAAATAGTGATTGCTTGACTTTCTTCTAATTGATCATGAATCAATTTCTCCATATGTTCTGCAGCTAATCGTGCAGGTTCAATCTGTGGAGTCCCTTGTGAAGAAGGACCTGCTTCAAATCCCAACTCTTCATAATCCTGTGCTATATTCTTAATTAAATCTGTAGCGGTAGCTCCTGGTTTTAAAGCTTGACCATCCCCATCATATCCATAAATATCTTTTATAATATCTTTTGTTTTTAATTCATCAGGAGATTTCTCTCCATTCATTTGTTTAGCTTGTGGATTTAAATGGGCATAGCTATCAATATTTTCAGGAACTGTTGTTGGTCTTATTCCTAATGGAAATTTACCTTGAGAAAATAGAACTTCTATAATTTGCCCAAAGGCAGCTAATACTTTTGTTTTGGTAATTTTAACAAAAACTTTAGACTTTTCACTTTCACGAAAAGCCATATCAGTTCCATAAATACCTCGATAATTTCTATAAGCCTTTAGCCATCTCTTTTCGTCATATATCTTAGAAGTTTCAGATTGTTGAAATCTATTTCTTATATAACCGACTAAAAGATTAACTTCCTCTACGTAAGGTTCTTTTGCCATTTGTTTATTTTAATTAGTAATCTCTTTCTTCTGCTTTCTTAAAAATAGATGCATCCACTTTTTCTTTTTTACCTACTGCACCTGATTCAGATCCTAAATCACCTTGTTTAACTTTTTGATTAGGGTTCATATTTAATTTGTCATTAGGTCTTTTAGCAACATCAGCTCCAAGATCACCTTGTTTGATCTTACCTAATATTGCTTCTCCTTTTGGGTATCCCATTCCTTCTGGCATAGTTTTCTCCTTTTATGGTTGTGGTGGATAGTAATCTTTATTTTTTAAAAGATCAGTCTCACCATATTTTTTACCTTTTTTATTTTGTGTTTTTAAAAATGAAGGAGTTGCTTTTATTCCTTCATAGATATTCTTAATCTTAGCTTTATACTTTTCAGTAACTAGCTTACCAGCTTCTTTTAAATCTTCTGTTAGACTACTCATTTTTTTTCTTTTTCTTTTTAACAGCAGCCTTATGTTCTTTCATGGCTTTCTTATAAGAAGCTCCTGTCTTTCCTTTATAGTGTATTGGCATTAATCCTCCTTAATTAGCTGTAACGTTTTTTCTTCTTTAGTAATCTTTTTCGTCAGCCAGTTTAAACAATGACTCTTGTACATGTACTTTTCCTGACTCTGTAGGGTAATTATTATTTTTCAAAGCAGTTTCAGATTCACCTTTTCGGGGTGCATGCTTATCAAAGTCAATATTAGTCGGTGCCTGATTTGGCTGTTTGCCATCAGGTGCTGGACCAAGATCTCCTTGTTTAACCTTTGCTTTTGGGTCAAAATTTGTTTCCATAGTTTCCTCTTATATTTTTATTTTTTTAATTGCTAGTATATTTTTAGTTGGGATTGTAGTAAATGATCCCCCCTGCTTAATTTCCTCATTTGTTTCAAAACTAAAATCAGCCATAATAATCGTATTCTTTGAATTCTCTTCAACTAGCCATCCTACACTGATACAAATTGCCGTTTTAGTATTTTTAATTTCAGAGATATATTCCCACTCTGAATTTGAAACAATATCCTCCCATGTAACTAGAACAAGATCATAGGGAAATTTTTTATGATCAAGCTGTGGAAGTTTTTTTCTTGACACTTTTCAACTTCCCAGAATGTTCCATAGCATAAAAAACAGACTTTCCCTTTTTGGTCCCATACTGTTTTTTCATACTCTTTAATATTTTATTTCCTTTTGTACTTAGTGGCATTAATATCCAAATATTCTATCGACTGGTTGAAATTGGGGTTTAGGTTTTTTATACATACGATTTGCATAACTCGTATGCATTGGCCGACTCATACAACCATACCTTAATGCGTCATATGCGTGATCTTCTGCATCCGTATTAATATCCTCTGGATTACTTTCGTCCAAAGGCAAAAGGGGTAAGGTTCTTATTAAATTTCTACAAGTAGAAAAAATTCTTAATCCTGGTTCTTTCTTTTTAGTATCACCAAGTTTTAATCGTTTATGAATTTCAAGCTTTCCACTAATTCTACTTCTTGGGGTTCTGTCTGAAGGTCTCCATTTACAGCCTGTTTGAATCATTGTTTCGGCAATACTCGGTCCAATATCTCCACGTCTTGCCCAAGTACTGGCATCTAATACACCATAACGGATATACTCATCTTTTTCCAATATTAAAATCTTTTTAGCAAACACATCCGCTGTTATTCTTTGTGTGTAAAGTTCACGATAGATCCAGAGATTGTTATCATAATCTATTGCAAACCATAAACAACAAGCAGGGGAAGCGTAGCCCCAGTCTGCAGCACGAAACTTCTGCCATCCTTTAGGAACTTCGAAAGGATCTACAATATGAATCGATTTATTAAAGTCAGGAAAGGATGAATCTTCAAATGCGTCCCAGTCCCCTTCTAAAAATTGCTTACGTTGTACTTCTGGCAAGGATGCAAGCATCGTATAGTAATCATCTGTTTGCATCAGATAGGGATTATCTTGCAGCTTTGCAGGTATAAATCGTCTGCTAATCTTCTTTATTCCTGTTGGGGTACTTACTTCAACATTAAATAGTTTATCAGGTTCTGACGGGTTTACAAACATCTCTCGTACCCATTGTGAACCGATGTTACCTGGATTACCTGTTGCTCTCATGTAAACAGGAATACTAGGATCTACTGAACGTAAAGAAGATCTTAAAAAATTATATATATCGGGCGAATGATATTGTGGTAGTTCGTCTATTCCGATCCATGTGTAAGATTGCCCTTGGTAACGTAAAGCGTCTGTCATGTTCTCTGCGTACCCGAACTCTATCTTGGCTCCTGATGGGAATCTCCACTCTTTTTCTTGCTCTCTCCATTTGGCTCCTGGAAATGCTCTGTTATATAAACGCTGAGAGTGTGTAATTAAATCTCTCAACTCAGGCATTGTTCTCCGTAGTAACAGTGCTCGATGATGAGTCTTGTCGCAAAAACGAAGAGGATCTACAAGCATAGCGTAGGATTTACCTCCTCCTCTTGCTCCACCATAAAAGACTTCCTTTTCGGAAGCTGCAAGGAATTTTGTTTGTGGACCTGGATTAGGTTTGAAAACAACTTCCTGCTGATCTATGTGCTCACGTATTGTTTTGGAAGCACCGTCAATTACATCTTGAGTTAATAGTTGCTGGTCCTTTCCGTCCAATGCCGTATTGATATTTTTTAGTTTATGCTTGACATGTTCGGCATGACCTTTAGCTGAACGTAATGCCTGTTCAGCGGTGGCAACCTTTTTACGTGTCCTTGCTAATATCTGTTTGGTTGATTCCTTCGCTTTTCTCCGTATTTTCTTCTTTGGTTTTGGAGGTGCGGTCTCTAATGATTCGTCTTTTAAGTCCGACATGCGAAAGGTATCTACCTGTTTTTCTGTGTAGCCATTGAGCTACTTCTCTATAGGAACACGTTTTTAAATAATTCTTAGCTTCTTGTAAAGCTTCTAGTTCTGAATCAATCGATTCAATAAAATCTGTATCTTCGGATAGCTTATATCCAAATGGAATAGTTCTAGCTCTTCGTTTTATCTTTGTCAATAATATCCTTGGCTGGTAATATAAAAATACCATGTAGGGATTTCATGTTGATATCAAGTTGATCTTTGCGTACAATTCCAATTCGATCTAAAATCTGTTTAGCAGCTTCCAGTCTAATATTAGCATGAGGTGTTGTGCCATCCTCGTCCAGCATGTCTACCATTTTAGTAGCAGCTTTGGCTGAGTGGGTAGCTAGATAATTCTCAGCTCTTGTAATAATCTCCGACTTAAGATTCCTAAGAACCTTTGGATACGAATGTTCGGAATAACCTGTTAGTTCTCCAGCCTTTTTTGGATCTCCCTTCGCTTCCCCGAACAATACGTCTAGAAACTTTTCCTGTGAATCGGTCAAGCTTCTTTTTCGAGTCGGAATTATAGTAGAATCCATTTCTTGCATTTACAATTTCCATTAATTCCCTAAAGGGAATGTCTTTTAAATTCTGTTGTTCTGTTTTTCTATACATGATACGGATAAGGGCAGCAGAAGCCACCCCTATCTACAATCAATTACTTGATGGTAATTGTTTTTGGTTTTTTAGACTCAGGAACAATCTTCTCCATGGATACCTTTAACAGGCCATCCTTGAAGGTTGCCCCTTTAACTTCAACATCATCCGAAATAGTAAAGGACTTAGAAAAGTATCTTCGGGATATTCCTTTATGGAGAATATCCTCGTCATCCTTTTTAATATCCTCTACCTCTTTTGATTTAATCGTTAATAAACCATCGGCATATTCACAAGTTATATTATTCTTGTTGAAACCTGCCAAGGCTACTTCCACATCATACTTATTCTCTCCACTTTTTACAATATCGTAGAACGGATAAGTAGAAGGTGTAAAGTCATTATCAAACAATCTTTCGAAATGATCGAAGATGTTATCAAACCCAACCGTCATCGGCCTGAGCTGATTAAATATAGATAGTGCTTTGTTCATTAGTTTCTCCTTTAGTTAGTTAGCAAGATTTCAAGGTACCATAATGCATACCCTGAAATTATTATAGATGCAGATTATTCAAAGACCTAGTTGTGCATGTCGTATGCGTATGTAAGTGTGTGTCCGTGTAATGTGCACCTGATTCTATTATACACACGATATAGGGTTTTGTCAAGCTATATTTGTAGGTGCGACACTTTGTCCATATATAGTTCTTGACAAAACCGTGAAACAGCTGTATACTATACCTGTAGGTATGCGGGGGTTATATACCTATAACATAGTTAAATATACAAGTTACCCCCTAGGGATATAGTCGGGAGATATAGGGAATAAGTACCCTAGTATATAGCCCAGTATATGGTTAACAGGGGAATCAGTGATTTTCTATCGTAGCTATACTAATCAAGGGGTGCGGGGGGGTGGTCGCCTGCATACCCCTAGTGAAACTTTGGCTATTGCTCAGAAAAAAATAGTTCTCCCACAAATATAGTTTAATAATTATTTAATAATCTCAGTACTTCCCAAAGTTTTGCGGGGGAAGCATGGGGAAAATTAGTAGCTATCAACACCCTTGTTAATTACTTGAAATAATTTAAGAGCAACCAAAAAAAAAACCTAGTGCCAACTTAATGACACTAGGTTTATAGTTTAATAACTTTGTTTGC